GCCGATTCGAGCAATGACACGCCCCCGATGAAGTACTTGGGTACGTTGTAAACGGCAAACGTGGTGTCAATAGGCACGTCAATCTTGGCCGCATTGACTATCCTTGACCCTTGCTGACGGTTGGCCTCATAGGTGTTGACGTGGGTGAAGTAGGATGACCTTGGTGGCACGTCATCCCAGCGCAGGGATAGCCCAACCTTGCCCACAGTCGGAAACATCTGCAACCACTCAACGCACTTGACGATGGTCTGCCTGCTGGTCTTGGAGAGGTCGAGGTCGGGGTCGGTTACGGCGTACATCGGCGAGCCAAGACGCTCAACCAATCCGCAAAGCCAAGGTGCTTGATGGCCTGCATTCTCGCTCAAGGCAACCACCTCGCAGGGCTTCGTTGCGTACCATTCCAAGAGCGGCTCGTAGGTCGAACCGTTGTCCACGATGTAGATGTCACCAATCCCCTCCCACTTGCTCAAATCCCTGACCATCGCCTTGGGCCAAGTCAGCAGGTTGCGGTTGTTGATGATGACGGGGATTTTCATGGTTTAACAATGTACCAAGAATCGCCTTGTGGTTCTTCGCTTGGGGTAAAGCCTTTTCCGAACTCGGCAAGGGCTTGGGCAACGCCCGAAAGGGAACGGTCATGGCCGCAAAGAACACCGCCCGACTTGACCTTGTTCCAGTAGTTGGTCATATCGTGCAAGGCCCACTTGTAGGAATGGTCGCCATCAACGTACACAAAGTCAAACGCTTCATCGGGTAGCAGTTCAAGGGCTGCATCGGAATATCGCTTAATAAAAGTAAACCTTTCGGAAAACGATTCCAATGCTCGCAATGCCGTGACCTCTCTGCCTTGCAGGATTTCGGAACTCACATATCCACCCCAATCCTCATAACCCTCAAACGGGTCAATGGCGGTCAGGTGTAGGTTTGGCAGTCGGTTAAGCATTCGCACGGAATTGTGGCCTTGACATAAGCCAATTTCAATGCCTTTGATGGGTCGGTCGTTTGGAAGTAGTTGGTACATGGCTAAAACGTAATCACGAACTTATCGGGTGCAGGCCATCCCTTGCAGGAATTGTACACGGTCATGCCCTCGGCCTTGCCTATCCAATGCTCTGCCTGCCAGCGGTGTTCACGAATCGGCTCACCGAGTTTGCGGATGTGGCTCGACTTGGCCCACCAAAACGTGCCAGCAAAGTAGGGATAGCCATCGGGGTTGTTGTGGTCTGCAATTTGGGGGAACTCCTCCTTGGTCAGCCAATAGGCTCCAACCGCATCCACGTTCTCCAGTTCTGCAAGACACCGCTCCCAAGCGACGACATTGAAGAAAATCATCGACCTGCACCAAAGTTGGTTGATGAGGGATGGGTCGGAACTGCCCTTGGTGTGGGCGTACAGGTAAGCGGCATCCTCGTCTTGGCTTGCCCGGTACATCTCGGTGAGGGTTGCCTGCTCGTAGGCGTTTGTCCGAGTAACGACAACCTTTACCTTGTCTTTTATGAGGGAATTGTCAAGTATTTCCTTGACGGCCTTGCGCTGGTCAGGAGGGCCAACGATGCCGACACGAATCTCGTCCAATTGCTCGATGAGGCCGTAATTGCACAGGGCCATCATGTGCTGGTTCAGGATGAGCTGCCATTGCCCTCCCCCTCCGCAGTAGATGTGATAGTAGTGGACGAGTTTCATAGCGAGGCAAAAGCAAAAAGCAAGACCAATAACAGGGCGAATCTGCCAAAAATCAAAAGCGTATCAAGGATGGTATCAAGGTTCATGGGGGCAAAGTTAAACCACCAAGTACTTCCCCGAATTGCTGACCGCCAATTTGTTAAGAGCCACATACCGCAAGGCATCGCAGGCGTGGTTGAACGAATCGATGGGAACCCCTGTGTCCTTGCCTTCTTTATCCGTGGCCCAAGTGTAACTGCGGAGCTCTTTAATCAGGTTTGTGCTATCCTTGGTGACGTGGAGGTTGAACCTCTTGACCACGTCAATTCCTTGCCTGATGGAATCCGGGCCTTTGCTTGCTGGCTTGATGTTGAAGCCAAGGCGGTATATCTCCTCGATGGACTTCGGTTCTGCGGAATCGGCGACAATCTCCCAAGCACGGGTGATGCCGAACTCCTTTAGCTTGGCGGCAATGTCGGAGTTGGTCAGGCCACGGTTGTAGAGCAGTTCATGCACGAAGAGGTCATCGCCCCTGCGGTACACGGCGACCAATGCCGTGGGGTCGCTGCTGAAGCCCCAGTCGAGGCCGTAGGCAACGAATTTCATCGTGGATGGGTCTATGCTATCCACCACCGAGAAGTCGCCGTATATCGCACCCTGTAGCGTTCCAACCTGACCGAGGCCGTAGACCTTCCACCAATTCGCCCAATAGGCAGAGGTTTCCGCTTTGGCTCGGTTTAGTTCAATATCGTTTCGAATCGTATCAGGCAGGGCTTCGTTGTCCTGATAGGTGAGAATCAGGAACTCCGCATCCGCTTCGGGCAGGACTTCGGTATGCGCCCAGAACTCATGCGTGGGGTTGAAGTCAATGAATATCTCTTGGCTGGTACGGATTGCAAGTTGGTAGTAGGAATCGAAATCGATGTTGTTGGCCTCGTTGATGTACAGCAACTGCCGCCTTGCTCCACGGAGGCGAGCCTCGGAATCAGCCGAAAAGAACTCAATCGTGGACCCGTTGGCGAAGTTGTACTGGAGCAGGGTCTTGTTCCACCTATCGGGAACCCACCTCCCCGTCCATTGCATAATCTTGGCGAAGTCCTTGATGGCTCCCCTGCGTAGGTGAGGCACGGATTCGGACACCACCGAAATCTCGGACTTGGGATGCTTTGCCGCATGGTCGATGAGAACCGCAAGGATGCCGAAGGTCTTGGACGCAGACGTGCCGCCTTGGATGACCTTCTTCCGGGCCTGCATGGCCCGAATCTTCTTGATTGCCGTGGTGTACTTAAACTCCATCCCCGAACAGGGGTTGCTCGATGTGAACCGTATTCTCCTGCTTATCCACCAAGTTGTTGAGGCGTTGCGTGATGGATGGGTTGTAGAACGAAAGCAGGCCGCCGATGATTTGGTCTTCCCTTATCTCTTCCCGAATCGCACGGCAGATACCACCGAACTCCTCGTAATAACCCTCTTTGTTCTCAAAATAGTGCTGAACCTCCCCGTAATTATTGCGACAAAACCGCTTGAATCCCTCAAGGGTTAGCGGCACTTTGCAGGCATCTTCCTTCTTTAACCCGTCCTTGCCGACATACTGCACCCGCTTCCATTGTTCGCCTTGAGCCTTGACATCCTCCTTGAATGCGGCCCATGCTTTCCCAAGGTCTTCGGGGGTTTTGAATATCCTCGTTGGGTGCATTAGTATTCGATTTTATCAATCAGTGCGTCAATCTTGTCCACAATCTTCATCTTCACGGCATAGCCATTTGGAGCATTGGAATCATCAATCGCACCAATACAGTCGCAGAGGGTCGTGATGACCATCATCAGAGAATCCATCCGTGCTTGGACTTGGGCTTCTTCATCCTTCGCTTTTGGTGTCGGCATTTAATGGGATAGTAACGCTATTTTGGTTGACCTCCGCAAAGAGGTCCGCTTGCAGGTAAATGTACTGGAGTGCCGATTTTACGCAGTCCGCACACCACCAATTTGTATTGGGTCTGCCATGAGCCACGAGGATAGCCTGCAGGTCGCCAACGGCTTCGGGGGAGAGCCGCATATACAGGTGCGCTTGGTACTGCTCCCAATAATGGCGGTGCTTCTGGGCAGTGAGGTACTCGTCTTGGGTCATCGGTTGGTCATTTGCAGGATGACAACGGTAAGCCCTGCCGAGGCAAGACCGTACACAGGCGCAAGCATCCAGTCGCAGGTCAGCAGGGTGAGTGAAGCCCCAAGCCAAAACGATAGGCAGGTGATGCAGCTGAACGGCTTGTGCCTGCCGAGCCAAGTCCTGTACCACCACTGCGGCAAGACGTGGTATTCGGCGATTGCGAGGGCGGCGAGGCTACTGACGAGTAGCGGGAGTATCAGTACGTCCATGGGTTTTGAGTATTGCGGCTTTGATTTTGGCCTTGGCTTGTTCTATTGAGTAGATGACCGAGCGGTAGGGGATGCCCGTGTCACGGGAAAGTTTCTTCATGTTCCCCGTCGCCATGTGAAGTTTCAGCAGTTCCTTGTCGTAAGGGAATGCCCCCTCCTTGGCCCAAGAATCCATCTCGGATTCGGCAATCGCCCACATATCATCGACAAGAGAACTGTATTCCTCATGCGTCATATCAGCGTTGGGGTCGATTTCCTCGGTGATGTCGTGGTGGCGGTACTTCTGGGCGAATTGGTTGTTCTTGCCTCGGTACAGGTTCAGGAGCAGACGCACCACATAGAATTTGAAGTAGCCTTGGGATTGGATTTGCAGAATCTTGGCGGGGTCTTTTTCCAGCAGGATAAGGACGCACTCCTGCTCCAAATCCCTCCAAAGAGGGTCGCCGCCCGTGATGGTGATGCAGGCTTTCTTGATTTCGCCTGAACGGTAGAGGTCAAGGATTACGGTTTCGGCTGACTGCATACGCAAAGGTATGCAAAAAAATAGGGGGATGCAGTTAAGCATCCCCCCATCCGAATCTCACGGATTTGCCGATTATCGTAGGCTCACCGACGACGTAAGTCGCACCTACTTAGAATTATATCCTCCGTAAAGATTTAGCAGAAAATCTTGAGCATTGTGTAAAACTTG